CTTAAAAGACCACACAATGACAAATGACCCACAAAAAGCAATTTGGACATTTCATAATTGTGATATGGATTATTTAGTTTTGGGTAAGTTTTTAATAAGTAAATAATTATTAGTACATAAACATATAAAATGGCAACAGAATTTCAATTATTTGATGGTAAAAACTTATCATCATTGTTTAAAGATATATACGAAAATCAACAAAACAAAAAGAAAAACATTTCTGAGTTGATTGAATCACTAAGAAAACTTATTCGTAATGTGGGAGAAGCAACTGTTATTGCACCTATTATAAAAGATTTGATTGAAGTATCGGTTAAGAACGATGACCACTTAATTAAACTTGCAACAATTGCACAAAGATTGGCAGCTGCGGAAGCAAAGGGTATTGGTGAAGATGGTTGGTTAAGTGAAAATGAGAAAGCTCAATTACTGGCAGATATGGAAGATACTATAAACGCAGTTGAAGAAAAAGCTAAAGAACAAATGACAGATATTCAAATAGAAATAGAAGAAATTAAAACTAAATTGTAATGACCGAAGTAAATTCATTTTTAGCTATTGTCAATAATGTTTATCCTACAAATTCTAAATTTTTTACAAAAGATAAAGAAGATGTAGTTTCTATACACAATGATAATAAAGATTTTTCCGATTTGGATACCAGAATGTATGGTGCAATAACTTATGAATTTGAAGATACATTTGAAACTGACGATTATGCATTTCCATTTGACAAAAACAATTTTACATTTCCAATAAAGGGTGAAACGGTTGTTATATTTAAAATGTTTAATCAGACATTTTGGTTACCATATACGAATACACCATATTCAAATTATAGAAGAGATGAAGTAACTTACACAGCAACTAGACCGGTTGATACACAGGGAGATTCAAAATCAGGCCAATCTTTATCCAATACTTCAAAAACAGGTGGTACAACTAATTCTGGCAAAACCAAAAAAAATGATATTGGTTATGAAATAAACGAAAAAATTAAATTTTTAAATCCAAAACAAGGTGATACAATTATAAGTGGTAGAGTTGGTAATACAATTCGTTTTAGTGAATTACATTTGACGGAAGATGGTAAAACATCGTCTCCTGGTATATTCATTCGTAATAAACAAAGTTCGGATTTGGATTCTAAAAAAATTGGTGAATTGGTTGATGAGGACATAAATAAAGATGGTACATCAATTTACATTACATCAAATAAAATAAAAGTACCATTTAAAGAAAATATAAGTAAAACAAAAGTAGGTTTTAAAGAATATCCTAATTCCGAAAAACTAACAGGTAATCAATTGTTTGTAAATTCGGATAGAATCGTATTGTCAGCAAAGGCATCTGAGTTTATTATATTTGGAAAAGGAAATACCGGTGTAATAACCGATGGTAATTATTCAATAGATGCAGAAAGAGAAGTTTATATACACAATAAACAAAATATAACAATACATTCCGAAGGAGCTAATCAAATATTCCTTAATTCGGAAAATGGTAAGATATTTTTAGGTAAGAATACTGGTGCGGGGGATGCAGGAGCGGCTGTACAAAAAATGGTATTAGGTGGTGAATTAATAAAACTAATGGGAGAATTGATAGATGCAATAAACAGACAAATATACGCAACACCAGTAGGCCCTACATTCCAAGGCCCGTCTAATAGATTTGAATTTGATGTAATTAAGTCCAAATTAAGGGATATGTTATCATCTAATAATTTCTTAAGTAAGTAATATGTCTTGGTTAATATTTAAAAAGAATATTTTAGAATCAATGATTACCGGCCGTTTTGCCGCAGATACGGAAGGATTTGCTGATTTCTATGCCAATGAGTATGACCAATGTATAAAGAGAGGTGGTGATAATATATACGGAGTTCCTGTTGTTAATGGTAATGTAAAAGGTATGTCCGATGTTATCAAAAATGCAATGAAAAAAGGACAAGAAAGTGATGGAGAGAATTTTAATATATTAGAGGAAATCTACCCCGCAGCATTTGATGCATATTGGTTGGGTGGTGAAATGGCACCGATACCAAATCCAATACTAAAACCTTTGGGTTGGGCATCTACATTACCCGCAACTGGTACAATTCAAAACTTAGGGCCGAATCCAACATCCCTTGCAATTTCGGCAGCAAAAAATAAAGCAGAAGTAGAAGCATTAAAAATATTAGAAGAAGAACTTAAAAAACAATCAGTTACTATTCCAGGTATTCCACCACTACCACCTATTACGATTCCACTATATGAAACTGCAATGAAAATAATAAACAAAGAAGTAGTTGCACCAGATATCAAAAACAACCCAATAGTTAAAAGTGCAATTGAAATAATTAAAAAATTAAAAGAAGCAAAAAAGAAAAAACCGGCAATTGGTAGTCAAATTAAAAAATCTATAAAGTTTCCATTTCCAAAATTACCAAATAAAAAGAAATTAATAGAAGAAGCTAAAGAAAAATTAATAGAACAGGCAATTGAAGAAATAAAAAAACAAATAATACCACCGATTGAAGAAATCATATTACAACCATTTGTTGTTCCAATAGTTAATGCAATTGAACTTGCAAAGAATACCATACCAAAACCATTACCGACTAAGGAAGAGGTTGTAAAGTATGTTAAGGATACTGCAGAGAGTTTGATACCTGTTATAGATTTGTCATTATACATTTCTATTCCAAAAATTCCAAATATAAAAGAAATTAAAAAACAAATAGAGGAACAAATACCAACTGAGGAGGAATTGAGAGATTTGGCAGAACAAATTATATTAGATAGATTACCAAACATACCAAATATATGGTTTACATTACCAACTTATGTTTTCTCCTATCCAACAAATATATTCATAGGGCCATTTGTAAATTTGGCTAAGTTTCATTTGATGGGAACATCGGGCAATATGTCCGTATTGGCACAATATACACCACCAGCTCCACCGGCTCCTGCAATATTAAATTGGACTGGATATAAAGTTATTGGATAAATTATTAAATCAAATATTTATTACTAAACATATATAAACAATTATTATGAAATCAGAAATTTTACTAACTTTAATTAAAGAAGTTGTTAAAAACGAAGTTAAGTTACAAGTAAAAGAAGAACTTGTTAAACTTATCAAATCTGGTGCAGTTACATTGAACTCACAAAAGAAACCATCTACTCCAACATTGAGAGAGATGACAGAAGTTACTCCTACACCGGTTAAAAAACAACAAACCGTTCAACAACCTCAAAGACCTACAAAGGAATTTTCAAAAGACCCAATGATTAATGAGATTTTGAATATGACTCAACCATTTACATCTGAACAAAGGAAAGAGGGTGCACAAGCCGTAGGTAGTGTATTGGATATGATTAAACCTGAATTGAGAGTTGATGAAAATGAATGGGAAACAATGGATTTTAGAGAAGTAAATGTACCATCTAATGTTTCAAATTTTGAAACAACCGGCGATGGATTACAAGATGCTACGATAAAAGCATTGACGAGAGATTATAGAGAATTAGTTAAAAGATTTTAATAAATGGCAATAGAAATTGGTAAAGTTAATGTTACCGACTTAACACAAAATAATTATAAAGTATTGGGAATTGGTGTAAATAGAACATCGGATTCTAATGGTATTTTTGCTGTTAACTATACTACATTAAATCAAGCCAAAGATTCTTTAAAAAACTTAATTCTAACTCACAAAGGTGAAAGAATTATGGAACCAGAATTTGGATGTGATATATGGAAACTAATATTTGAACAAATTGATGGAGAATTGATTGAAAATAAAATTGAAAATGTAATAATAGACGCAGTTTCGATTTGGATGCCATATATAACAATAAATGAAATAATATTTGACTATGATGATATTGATATTGACAATAATAAAATATTTTTGGATATAAAATTTTCGTTGGCGTCAAACCCAAATTTATCAGATACACTTCAAATAAATGTAAATAATTAAAATGGCCATTAAACCTTTAAATAATATAGGAAGTAAGGAATTATCATATGTTGGTAAAGACTTTGCAACATTAAAGCAAAATCTTATAGATTTTACAAAAACATATTTTCCAAATCAATATGCAGACTTCTCAGAAGCTTCGCCGGGTAGTATATTCATTGACCAGGCAGCTGCAATAGGTGATATGTTATCATTCTATCAGGATGTACAACTAAAAGAATCCATGTTAGCCCATGCAACTGAAAGAAAGAATGTTATGGCATTGGCACAACAAATGGGGTATAAACCAAAAGTTACTTCACCAGCAGTTACAGAATTAACGGTATATCAATTGGTTCCATCAAACAATTTATCAGGAATTAATAATGGACCTGATGAGAATTTTTATTTAAGAATTAAAGATGGTATGGAGGTTGAATCGACTACTAATTCATCTATAATATTTAGAACAGTTGATGTTGTTGATTTTTCATCACCAACCGGAAGGGAAATAGAAGTATACGAAAGACTTGCAACAGGAGTTCCTTCGGTATATTTGGTTAGTAAAAAAATAAAAGCGATATCGGCTCAAGAAGTTTCAACAACCATTACATTTGTATCCAACGATACGGATTATCCTACCGCAACTCTTTCTGACACTAATATAATACAAATTACATCAGTAACATCCGATGGTGGTAATACTAAATGGTATGAAGTTCCTTATTTAGCACAAGAAAGTATTTTTATAGAAAAACCAAATATAGAATCAAATACTGGAAATTTAAGTATATCATCTTCGGTAGTACCATATATTTTAGAAATTAAAAAAGTTCCATATAGATTTAGTCTAAAAGTAAATTCCGATAATACTATGGATTTACAATTTGGAAGTGGTGATGTTAATTTATCAGATGAAGTTATACTACCAAATTCAAAAAATGTTGGTTTGGGTTTAGCAAATTCGGTTAATAGATTAAATCAAAGTATTGACCCATCAAATTTCTTAAAAACAAACACATTTGGAATTGCACCTGCAGGCCAGCAACTTACTATAAATTATTTAGTTGGTGGTGGTGTTCAATCAAATATAAATCAAAGAGATTTAACAACAATTAGATTAATAGAATTTGAAGATGATTTGTTATCAATTCCAGATGATAAATTGAGTGCATATAATGATACAAAATCATCCGTAGCAGTTGAAAACTTAGAAGCTGCAACTGGTGGTAGAGATTCGGAATCAATTGAAGAAATTAGACAAAATGCATTAGCAACATTTGGTTCTCAAAATAGAGCAGTAACTAAGCAAGATTACATAGTAAGAGCAATGTCAATGCCGGAAAGATACGGAAGTATTGCAAAAGTATATGTGAGTCAGGATGGTGAAATTGATAATAATAGTCCCGCATCAATACTTGCAAATCCTAAAAATATTACGGAATTTGCTAATTTGGTAGAATCTATTAAAGGATTATCAAAACAAGATATTCAAAAAGAATTAGTTAAATATCTTACTCAAAAAAATACATCCATTGGTGAAGTAAATAATCCATTTGCAATTAATATGTATGTTTTGGGATATGATAATAATAAAAAACTAACCAATTTAAATCAGGCAGTTAAACAAAATCTTAAAACTTATTTAGGAGAATATAGAATGTTAACCGATGGTGTTAATATTATGAATGGATTTATAGTAAACATTGGAGTAGATTTTGAAATTATAGCGTATTCAAATTATAATAAAAGAGAAGTTCTTACAAATTGTTTAGCAGAAATTCAAAGATATTTTGAAATAGATAATTGGACATTTAACAAACCGATTAATATTTCAGAAATGGAATTAATACTTGCAAATATAGAAGGTGTTATGAGTGTTCCATCGGTAAAGATTTCAAATTTATGTGGTGGAGACGGAAATTATTCAACAAATAGATACAACATAGATGAAGCAACTAAAGGTAAGATTGTATATCCATCGTTAGACCCATGTGTATTCGAAGTTAAGTATCCAACAAAAGACATAAAAGGGAGGGCTTTATAATGCATAAATTTTTCACATCGTCATTTGACGCAAGTATATATCTTCAACAACCTGAACAAAACGCAGGTAGAGATGAGATATTAGAAGTAGGTAAACTTTATTATGGTTCTAACGAAGTAGCTTCTGCTATGGATATTGCTAGAACTTTAATTAAGTTTAATACAACACAAGTTTCACAATCAATTGTAGAAAATATAGGAACAGGAAGTTATTCCGTTTTCTTAAATCTTAAATCAGCAAATTCAGAAGAAATACCTTTAGAATATACATTATATGCAAATGCTGTATCTGGAAGTTGGAAAATGGGAACTGGCACTAAATTTGACAATATAACATCGGATGGTGTAAGTTGGTATTATTTGAATGGTTCTTCGAAGTGGCAAGACATATCAGGTTCTTATCCTGCTCAAACGGATACATCTTCTATATTAAATGGAGGTGGTGGTTTATGGTATAGTGCATCAATGGCATCACAATCATTCAGTAATGAACCAGATGATATTAGAATGGATGTAACAAATATTGTAAAACTATGGATTAGTGGTTCAAATAGATTAACCAATGATGGCATCATATTACACCACCACACATCGGCATCACTATATACCGACACAACGGACTATGGTGTATTAAAGTTCTTTTCAAAAGAAACAAATACAATATATGAACCAAAATTAGAATTGGTTTGGAATGACCAATCTTTTGTAACAACAGGATTATCACCCGTAACAGGTTCAGCCTCAGATAGTGATTATAAAGTTATTATTTCTAATTTGAAAAAAGAATATCCACAAAATCAAAAAGTAAAAGTTAGAGTTAAAGGTAGAGATATGTTTCCTTTAAAATCTTTTGGAACAACATTTGCATACGACCAAACAAAATACTTGCCAATCACTACATATTATCAATTGGAAGATTATAAAACTGGTGAAATCGTATTTCCATTTGGCCAATATACTAAAGTAAGTTGTGATTCTATTTCAAATTATTTTATAATGGATTTAAATACATTACCAATCAATAGAACTTATTTATTAAAATTAGAAATAGTAGAAGGTGGAATATCTACTATTATAGATGAAAAATTAATATTTGAAATAGTTTAATAAATGACTAATTTAGAAGCAATATCGATAAAGTTACAAGAAGAAAAAGACAAAAAATTGGAATCCATTTTAAGTGTCTCCGGTTCTGCTGCTATTAGTAGAAATGAATATGGAGTTAATGTGGTAGACGATTCAAATGTTGCATCATCATTGGTATTCAAAGGTTTAACAAAAGACAAATATGATACGGAAGAATTAATAAAGGCTGTTGATGTTGAAGTTAAAGAGTTATTACCAAATATACCAAATATAAACTTAGATTTAGTTCCAAGACCAGTATATAATGAAAAGGTTGTAGAAAATGAAGATTTAAGAAAACAAGTTAGAAAATTAAATGATAATATAGTAGTTCTTAATTCTACAATATCTACATTAGAATCACAGGTTCAAACTGAAATAAATAACAGATTAAGTATTGAACAAACCAATGATTTATTGGTTAATCAAATTGAAACTTTAAATGCAACGATTGAGGACTTTGCAAGTCAAATTTCTACATCATTACAAAAGTCAGTTGATGAAAGTATTTTAAGAGCATCGTTACAATCACAAAAAACAGGATTTAAAGCACAAATTGAAGCACTAATTCAACAGATAAATTCATTGAACGCAATCATTGAAGGTTTACAAGCTCAATTAGGTGCAGTAAGACAACAAAAAGATTTAGAAACTACTGCACAAGGTCAAGGTGGTACTATAATAAATAAAATAGTAACTACAAACTTTACACCAAAAGGTTCTGCAACTGACCCGGTAATGTCTTATAAGATTAAGAATGCAAGAGATGATGCAAAAGAGTGGATTAATGGTACGAATTTGAAAATAATAAATAATGATTTAGAACCAGTAACTATTAAAATAGGTGTAACTTGGGATAGAGACCAAAGATGGTTTAGAATTCCTAAAACGGATTTCAAAATATCTCCAGGTGCAACTGAAGAGATTGTATTTGTGGCCACACCACAAAATACAAGTTATGGTAAGAGAGACAAAACTATTGTATACAATGGTTCACTTAATATAACAGTACAGAGAGCAGATGGTACATCCGAAACTAAGTCATTTAAAACCGAATTAAAGATTGCACATCCTAAATCATACTAATAGATTATGAGTATTAAAAAATATACAAACTTAGATTTAATCAACAATAACTCAACCAATGAAGGAAAGTTTATTGATGATAAAGATTTATTTATACTATCCAAAAATGAAATAGAGAAATCCGATTTCGGTGTGAGTAAATATGATGTTATGGAAGTATCGGTTTATGATATCAATAATAATCTATTATCACAAAAGTCTGGAAGTAATGTTGCATATATTAAAAAAAGTGACATTCAAAACTATCTTTATAACATTACAAACAAAGGTGGACAGAAAGAACTTGCAATCAATATTGAAAAATTATTAAATGATTTAGGATTTACAAATGGTATTCTTAAAGTTAATATAAACTTTGTAAAACAAAAAGTAGGTAGTGAAAATGAATTAACAAGAGTTTGGATACAAGAAGTTTCACCATCTAGAAATGAAATAAGAATTTTACCTTTAAAAACCAAAGATTCTAATATCAATTCAGTAACTACTACACAATTTAAAAATCTTAAAAGTTTAAATAAAGATTTTTTATATTATAAAACTTCTATATTAGATTCTTTAAATGCATATGAAAATTCTTTTTTAACTAAAATAGATTCGTATTTAGAAACTAAATTTGGTAGAGACTTTTTTGCAGTTTTAAAAAAGGATTTTGGGTTAAGTAAATTTGATAATTTTAGAACAAAAATATTTGAAGATTTTAAATTATCTGTGAAATATTATTTAACTAACAAATATTATAATGTTGGTGCATCCACTTTCGGAAAACAATCTGAAATTAGATTTGATGATTTTGAAGTATATGATTACAATGTGATGTTATCTGAAATTCAAAAGATTTTAAATAGTTGTATTGACATCAATTCAAAAGTATTGAAAAGACGAGGTATTGAAGTAAAACAATTACCAAAAGAATTTGCAATCACAGAATTAATAAAAAAAATACAAAATAATTTAGAATCGTTTTCTACATTTACAGAAACTAAAGTAAATGTTTATTCACCAACAGGTTCAGTTGCAGTATTTGATGATTCCAATTTAGGAATAATTTATCCAACAAAAGGTGTGTTACTTTCAACATTATGTAAAGGATATGACCAGTATGGAAAATATGCAGATGGAAGTGGTGGTTCATATGAATCATTGATTGCATCAAATTCACCAACATGTGGATATGTATCACCGATTGGTGGTGTAGGAAGTGGTGATGGTGGAGGAGGAGGAAATAGTGGTGGTGGTGGTAACAATAACCCCGATGGGCTCGATACTGGTGGTGGTTATCGTCCAGAGAGAGGTAGAGCAAAATAAAAAATAAAAATATTTATAAAAAACAATAAATGGTCGAAAGTACAGAAGAAATAGGATTGGGGTATGGTGGTATAAATACCGGAGGTGAGATTGGATTTGTTCCAGTTCCACCTATTGAGCAAACGGCCGTTGAACCATTGACTGCGGATTATTTAGTTAATTATGAGTTTGTATTTGCATCTAATTTACAAAATGAAGTTGGTGATTTATTAAAATTAAAATATCAGATAATTTCTGGTGATACTATTATATCTACCGATACCATAAGTTTGGCCGATTATAATACAGATGGTAAAAATACGTTAAAATCAAATCTTACAAATTCAACTTTACAAATTTATGTAGAAGGAACACTTCCGAGTAATTATAAAATTTTAAAAATATTTTATGCAAATAGACAAGTTGCAGAGAAAAATTCGAAAGATGTTTCAAAGTGGACAGTTGGTGACAAATTTATATCAATACCAGCTACTGAATTATTAACGGGTGGATTTGCGGTGTCGGTTGTAATGGAAAAAACTATACTAGCTGCACAACCAATAGTATCTATTACAAGTACAAAATACGACTATAATGTAAAAGATTCTGATTTAGATACAATAGTTAATATACCATTTAATTCATCTAATACTGATTTTGTTGATTTTTATTTAAATACAAATAGTAAAATAAGAGTTCCTGCAACTAAGGGATTTATTGACTTATCATTTAAAAAAGATTTTGCAGGTGTATATGGTAGTAAAAAACTGATTATAGTTCCATATAGTGATGCGTATGGTACAGGAAATAAAACGGATATCATTGTTAATTTTAATAGTGTAAATGATTTTCCATCAATTACTCAAATTATATTTCCTGATAATATAGATGTTCCTTCATTTTCAGATTTTAATTTAGAATATGATGTAGAATGGAATTCATTCGCAGCTTCCTCAGTTGATATTGATTTAATTGCAAAGGATAAAAGTAGAATTCAATTATTTAAATCATTACCTGCAAATGGTAAAATTAAAATAAATTTAAAAGATTTATCTAACAAATTTACAACATGGACTGGTAGTGATAATGTAACTATCATTTTAAAACCATATAATAGAAGTGGTGCAGTTGAATTAGTTGGTAATGAATACGAAATAAAAACATCATTGTTATTATCAAGTATAAGATTGGATGAAGATATACTTAAAAAGACTTTATTTGATGCATTCGTTGAAAACTTAAAATTCACCGAACCAGAGAAGGAAAGTAAATATCTAACACATCTTGCAAACTTTGGTAATGATGAACAAATAATAGTTTCATCATGGGAAGAGGATAACTTTACTCTATCGGATAAGACAACCGATGAGTTGGGTAATACAATAGTTAGTAAAGAAGTTGAATCTTTAATATTAAAATTATACTCACCACTACCGGCAAACATAACCGAAAATTCAACTCTTTGGATTACTAAATTATTAACTAACCCATTAATTGAAACAATTGTTTTATCTCAACAAGACGGAATAAATTGTCCACCAATTAAGGGGCCTAATTTTAGTGTAGATGTTGATTTTGTTGTAGGAAAATCTACGGGATATGAATCATTGGATGACCTAATATTAAATGCACCGGTATCATCATCGTCTAATTTAATAGCTCAATATTTAAGTTCTTCATTAGTTAATACGGATGATTTAAACATACAATATGTAAATGATTCCGAATATATTTGGGATAATTTTGTACATTTTAGTTCTGCGAAAGAAAGAGTTGATAATTTTGTATATAAAGTCCAATTAATTGAAGTATACGAAGATTTGATTAAGAATGCAGAGACCGCATCTTGGTCATCGACATTACAATCGGCCAAAGAAATAGAAAGACAAGGTATTAAGAAAGAACAATTGATACAAGGATTTGATGGATTTGAAAAATTCTTATATACATCGTCATCGATGTCATGGCCACACAATGGTAACGTTAGATTGATTTCGACTAACGTTGTTGTTGAAAGTTGGTATACCGATATAATAGAAGTTGCTGAATCATTTGATATTAATAATTCAAACTATGTATTAAATAATATACCACAATATATTGTAAATAATACCGAAAACCAAAGTTTATTATTATTTTTCTCAATGATAGGTCAACATTTTGACAACATCTATTATTATACAAAATCAATAGAAAAAAGTAGAGGGCTGGGTTATAAATCAACAAACGGAATATCGGATAAATTATTATTTGATGTTTTAAAATCATTTAACTGGGATGCTAAAAATCTATCTGCAGATTCACAACTTTGGAATTATGTATTTGGTATGGATTCCGATGGTAATCAACAATATAAACCAACTTATGATAAAAATGGTAGGTTAGTTCCATCAAATCCTGCAAAGAAAAGAACCTATGAAATTTGGAGAAGAATTGTAAATAACTTACCTTACTTATTAAAACACAAAGGAACTAGAAGAGGTGTTTATGCAATAATGGCATGTTATGGTATTCCATCATCAAACCTTTCAATTTTAGAATTTGGAGGGCCAGAAGTAACGGAAACTACAAAGAGTAAATTGGAGTTTGATAATATCACCACTGCATTGAAGATGAACAGAACTTCTTCAATTCATATGGGTTGGGGTTTAACTAATAATACATCAAGTTTAAGGCCGAATACAATTGAGTTTTTTATCAAACCATATGATAATGTTAATTACACATTGGTATCTGGAAGTGGGTGGAATGTGTCATTAACTGCTTCATTATCTGATAATAATTTTGGATATGTTGCATTTAATTATAATACTACAAATAGTTTAACATCATCTTTGTTACCAATATTCAACGACCAATTTTTTGGTGTATCGGTGAGTAGTGGTTCTAATGGATTAAAGTTGGATGTAAGACAATCAAATAAAGATAGAACTATATTTCAAGATTCGGTAACAACATCATCCGTTGTAACAAATTGGAATAATGGTAATTCGATTAAATTTGGTGGAAATTATTCTGGTAGTGTTGATGAATTCCGTATGTGGTCTAGCCAATTGGATACTCAAAGATTTTATGAACACGTTTCGTTTCCAGAAATGATTAATGGTAATGATATATATGGTTCAACCGATGAATTACATTTTAGATTGGATTTTGAATATCCTAAAAATTTAGCAGTATCACAATCATTAATAAACGTTGATACTAACATATATTATCCGTCAATACAATTAAACCCATCCAGTTCATTACAATTGACTAGAAATATTTTAGAAGAAACCGGTTCTATAAATTTTGATGCAATAAAATCAGAAAATCCTTATACAATATATTCAGCATCTGCAACAGGATTTACATCAGTTACAACATATCCATATAACTTCGAAGTAATAGACAGAACGATTGTATTAGAAATTCCAGATTTGGGTGGTGGCAGATATTCTACAAATAAAGTTAGATTTGAATCTCAAACGGATTTTAATGGTAATGATGTAAGTGGTGGAGTTGATTTATCATCAAAAAATAGAGCAACTAAAAAAGCATTCGACCAAGCTCCAACAGATTCTAATAGAGTTGGTTTATTTTTCTCTCCTACAAAGGAATTGAATATTGATATTGCAAAATCATTGGGTGGATTAAATTTGGATAACTATATTGGTGACCCGGCTGACAGAACTAAATCGAATTATAAAAGTTTAGATACTTTAAGAAATTATTATTTCCAAAGATTTGATGGTAGAGATATATACGCATACATTAACTTAATCAAACTATATGAGAAATCTATGTTTGAAGATATTAAGAAAATGTTGCCGGCAAGAGTTAAAGCAACTACTGGTTTATTAATTGAACCACATATATTAGAAAGAAGTAAGATTGCACAAAAAGAACCAATAGGTGATGAGTATCAGCAAGATGTAACGATACATTATGAGGATACAACTACATTGACTTCTGAAAATAATCAATATGATGCATTAGTAAATGCCGATTTATCCGAAAACTTAATTGGTGAAAATAATCAATATGATAGTGTAGTAGATGCAAACCTTTCAGAAAATTTAATCGCAGATTCATATCAAAATGATGGTTTAATCGAAAATACAGACACTACAATTACAAATGCAGAATCATATCAACAAGAAGTAATAATAGATGTGGGATTAGAGGAACCTACTATTACAACGGAAATAGATTTAGGAATAGAGACATATGGGCAGACTGCGTATGAAACCATTGGATTTGGTATTTATTCACAAAATGGCAATACAATTAGAACTTATTTTGACAAAGATAATAGACGAGTAAAGGAAAGAAGTAGAGTTCAATTGGTTACAGAACAAAAAGAAAGAATGGTTACCAAATTTGCAGTTACTTCTTCTGTAAGTGGATTGGGAGACCCGCGTGGTGGATACGTTTCGGCCATTCAAACTTACAATGAAACTAAATTAAATATACAACCATTTATAAATCCAAAAACAGGATTACCATCAATAGTACCTGTGGTTGGTGGTGATATAGTTGCAGTCAAACCTCTGGACGGATATTTGCCAACACATTATAGAAATACATCAGATTTAACAAGAGGATTGGAGAATAGTTTCTTTAGAGGTTCAAAAAATACAAAAGCAACTACATTGGATGGTACGGAACCTGTTGAAACATTTGTATCTAATCCAAATACATTAACTGTAAATAGAACGGGTAGAAATAATTCTGAACCAATTTTAGAAGTAGAATAACGGATTTTTAAAATAATTATATTTATAAACAAAGATAATATTATACTATGGGATATTTAAGTAACACAGAATTAACCGTTGACGCAATTCTTACCAAAAAAGGTAGAGAAAAATTAGCAGCAGGTCAAGGTTTAAACATTACTCAATTTGCATTAGCAGATGATGAGATTGATTACACACTTTACGAACCAGCAC